GAATTCATAGGCATGATAAGGACATACGACATGATTTCGGCATACTTTACCTCCCGATAAAGACGCGCCCTTATGCGAGCATACGTCATCGAGTGCGTTAAAATGGCCTGTTTCGTTCTTCCAGACCACATAGTTCTTATCCCAAACGGTCGCTTTTTGTGGCACATTGGTTACAAAATTAGTTGCTGTGCCAATAACATACCATTGTAAATCATATTTATGTTGCGCGGTCAAGTCATCATATTTGAGTTTAGGGTAATCCGTCAGCTTGTTTTTATTATGGTCATCACCTGAATATAAAATTCGGTGAATCAAGTGGGCAAAGGCATCGACGCGCGTGGTCAATAGATAAGACGCCGCGACAAATCGGGTAAAATAAGACATTGTTAGCTTATATAGTCGAGATATTTCTATATACACCTTTGGACATTTAAGTTCGCACAAAAATACGAAATAAATAATTCAAAGTTTAGGTTTTTCATACCTTATGTATATTTTGTTTATAGCAATTCGGTAAAACTGCTTGATTACTTTTGAATTCCCTACATAGATAACTTGGTCTTTCCAATTTATGTATTGCTTGATATGCTATCTTGTAGATGTTTGATGAACCATTGCGGTCTCTATTCCATGACCCACACCCGCTCTTACAGCGTAGTAGCCCGTGAACCAACCGCAATTCATCGTATTTTCTTTCTTTCTTTGGATTGTCTTTATTCTTCTTAGGTTTTGGTCTAGGATTTTTTCTTACCATATACTTCTCGCATACTCCTCCATCACAATTAGAACATTTACATGAAGTCCTAAACTCGTCAACCAAATAAACATTATATTTATTCTTACGAAGCAAACGTCTCATTCCTATTCCTAATGTTGGTTCTTTGTATTTCATTTTTTGGCGTTGTTCCCAATCACCTATACAAATAACAACCTCATCTGGGGTACCATACATTTTCCTAAAATTGCTAATCATCTTTTGTTCGTTGCGTTTGATATTGATATGTCTACCAAACTTTAATTTACGAAACAAATGCTTTGTGTAAAAACCAAATAATAGATTATTTATTCGGTTCTTCTCATTTATGTAAGTCTTAAATTTGTCTATTTGAAGTGTCTTGCGGTTATACAAAGATAACTCGGTTTCATATTCAATAACACTTTTATTCGTTCCTTCACCTTGTATTTTAATGGTTTTCATTGTTAATATGATGTTGTTGTATTTTTTCATTTTGGTTTCCTTTCTTCGTTGATTTTGTGAATACCGAAATATATTCGCATCTTTGGAAGCATCATCAACACAATAAATCAAATCTTCTTTTCCGGGGTCAATTCCAACAATCTTCTTATCTTGTAAACCAGAATAATCATTCAGTTCATCAATATATAATTCACGCGATAAACCTTTTTTAGCGATTGGTAATTTTTTCCCTACCAAATCATCACGTAAAAATAAAATGCTTACTCCAACACCATCAGTAGAAATCATATGATGGAACGAATACCCCGTTTTGCGAAACACCTTCTTTTCTTTGCGGAAAAAGAAATTCCATATTTTATCTTCGTGCTTCTTGGTATTGCCTTGATTGCTGTAATCACTTTTTTTTCCTTGTTCTTTTCGTAAAAGCATATTTACCAATGTAATCGTATCTAACCGAATATAACCGGGAGCAATACTGCTTCGCAAAGGAAAAACATTACTTATACTTTCCAAATCATTTTCCACTTGTTTCATCATCGCAATCATACCTGGAAAATAATCCATTGGTTTACATTTCAAATCATAATAGATACTTTGTTTTTGAAACTTCTCTTTTACAGGAAGTATATTCTTTTTTTGTTGGACAATCCAATTATGGTAATATGGTTTTGATGTATAAGCGACACTACTATCAACATTCAATAAATCATTCTTTATCTGCCTTAGTTCCTTTTCCAAATGTCTAATCCGTGCTTCTCTTTCTTTTTTGGTAGGAAATATTTTTCGTATCTTTTCTACTAACATCTTCTTTTTCCAAACAACATTTACAAAGCGTTCCACATAATCCACGTAATGTAATTGGATGTTGTTTTCATACATAGTCATAATATCCTCACATAGATAAGAAAGCACATTACTCATATATTCATAATCCAATTGTTCTGGTTGCGTATATGGTTTGTAATGTTCTGTATAGAAAGCAGTAAGTTTGTCTTTGAGTTCAATCGTTTCTCTCTTGGGTGGTTTTCCAGTGTTTGTATGCTTTTCCCCACAAACAATTTTCATAACATTCAAAATTAACACCTTATCAATGTCTGGTAATATATTATTATTCGTTTCGTAATGATGAAGCATATACAATTTTAGAAATTGTAACGCATGAATAACGATTTTATGTGCCTTGATAACCACATCATTAATTTTGGTTGTGTTTATTTCGGTGTGTTTCAGTATGCTTTTCAGCGATGTTTTGGTGGATTTGAAAAACTCGGGTGGTTTTTCTTTTGGAGTTTCCATCCTATACATTAGACAAAGAAAATATTTTTAAGTTCTTTATAAAAAAATAATTATTCCTAAATATTTTCATTTTTTTATAAAAATGGATTTCCCTAAATAGTTTCATTTTGATTGACCGATATTTTTTCTTTTCGTTTTAAATATGCTTTTCTGTTTATTTCCTTTAACCTATCTGGATTTTCCTGTGATATTTTTTTCATTCGGTCTTTTGCTTTTTGGTTAACAATTTCTTTATTTCGCTCGTAATATGACCTTTGTGGTTTAGAATATATTTCTAATTTATGTTTTAATTCTATATTTTCTGCTTTGAGTTTTTCATTTTCAATCAATATATCTTCTGTATTCATATATAACATATTAAATATGTATATTTTTAAATATTTATGATTTATATTTTTTTAACTCACATTTGCGGGTTGATGGTTTTCGTTTGTAGGTAGTATCTTCTTTTATTCCATGCGCATACTGGAAATAGTTTTTATAGTTTTCTGGTTTTACTATATCAATTGCTTTATCTATGTTCTTTTCCAACCCATCAAATGTGTATACATCTCTATTCTTTTTGATATGTATTTTTAGTAATTTTATACCTATCAATCCACCCTTTTAGTGTGCTTTTCTTACAATCAAATATTTAACAAACTTTATCCATACTATCATTATGTTTCAAATAATATTTAACCGCACCCTATTTATAATCATCGCTTTTGTATTTATTCATATAATAAAATAAGAAAAATACTCATATTTTGTGCGAACTTAAATGTCCAAAGATGTATATTTTTTTATTTTTATAATATATATGGCAATGAGGAACAGGATTACAAAGCGTGGCGGGAAAACAAGAGCGAGGAAAACGTTGAAACGTGAGCATACACGCGGCTTCAAAAAATCGCACATCATCCGCGTTTTTCTAGAGATGTTAAATGTAATTAAAATATATCATTGGAAAACCCGCTCCTATGCGCAGCATAAGGCGACCGACGAATTATATGGGAGGTTAAATGAAAATATCGATAAATTCATTGAGATATTTCTGGGTAAGGACGAATCGCGTTTCGTGATTATGAACGAAAGGGTGAGAACCATAGATACGGCAAATAAACGCGATTTTAAGTCGCGCGTATACGAATATCGCAAATTTTTAACGGATATGAATATTTATTTTGACGCGGAAGTGGACTCTGACCTATTAAGCCTTCGCGACGAGATATTAGGAGACGTGAATCAGTTTTTATATTTATTGACGTTCGATAAGTAGAAGGGTTTGATATAATATATAGTATTTACTATATAAATATATATATATAGTAAATATTTATATAGTATATAGATAATGATGAAAGTTAACTCGTTTGATATATTTGATACGCTTTTAGCTAGAAATGTCAAAGACCCAACTGACATATTTCTTATAGTTGAATTAACTTATCCCTATCCTAATTTTAAAAACTTAAGATTGACGGCACAAAATAATTCAAATCATCTTATGGATGACATATATAACCAGTTTCAAAAAATAACAGGCGAAACCAATGAAGTTATACAGAGTCTTAGAGAATTTGAATTAAAGACAGAAATGGAAAATACTATTCCAATAATGACTAATATATCCAAAATAAAAGATGGCGATATTTTTGTATCGGATATGTATTTAAGTCATAATGAAATAATAAGATTATTGAATCATCACAATATTAATCCAAATATTACATTATATGTTTCCAGCGGAGGAAAAGCTAACGGAGAAATGTGGAAATATTTAACAACGCAATACGAAATAATAACTCATACAGGTGATAATTATCATTCGGATATTACTATGGCTAATAAATTTAACATAAAAGGAATACATACGAGAGCATATGAGTTTTCGCATTTAGAATTATATTTACTTAATTTCGATTACAATCTATGTAAACTTTTTAGAACTTTACGTTTGATGAATCCATATGAAGAAAATACATTAGAATATAAATTATACAGTCAACAAATACAATATAATATACCTTTGTTATTACATTCTTGTAAACAATTAAACTCTATTCTAATGAATGAAAATAGAAATACAGTATTGTTTCTATCACGCGATGGGTGTCTTGCCCATAAGTTATTTTCATATTTATATCCTCAATATAATTCTATTTATTTTTATTCAAGTCGTATACTGAACCGTAACTATACAGACGATTATAAAGAATATTTAAAAAACAATTATAATAGCGAAACAACCATATTATTTGATTTACACGGTTCATTTAAGTCAGGAAGAAAACTTTTTATGGAATTATTTGGGCATTTACCTAGAATATTTATTTTTGATTATGTTCGGAGTGAAAATAACTTCTACGAAGGAATTACATATGTTAGTGACTTGGGCAATCCTGTGATAGAAACATTTAATATACATAATATAGGTTCATTGGTAGATTTTAAAAAAGATAAGCCAATATTTATGCCATGCGAAACCGAAATTAAATATGTAAAAGTAGTTATAGATGCGTTAAACCGATTTATGAATTATACAAAAGGGGTATCAGTTATAACGAATCATATATTTGACGACGGGGTGTTTTGGCTAACATATTATAAAAATGTGGCAAGTGCTCAAGAAAAAATTTTTGATATATCAATGACGCATGATAACTATACTCTTACTTATTTAGCTAATAAATATGGTTCCGATAAAGGGAACGAGTCGGGTTGTTGTCATTATTATACTCCAAAATATCAAGAAATAATATCCGATATGTTAGTAGGTCGCAATAATGATAACAATGAACTTACTATTCATTTATTAGAAATTGGATTGAATAGATGTAACACAAATAGTATCCCTTCTTTAATGTTATGGAATGATTATTTTCATAAACATATTAATATTACCGGTTTTGATATAGACAATAATTTTATGAAATTTAAAGATATGTATGATAACATTGATATAAGAATAGGTGACCAAAGCAATGAAAATGACTTGAGTATATTAAAAGATAAACAATACGATATCATAATTGATGATGGTTATCACGCATCAAAACATCAGCAAATTAGTTTTAAAACATTATGGTCAACGTTAATTCCAGGTGGTTATTATATAATTGAGGATTTACATTATCAACCTGAACACGAAGTATGTTTGAAAACAAAACAACTATTTGAAAATTGGAAAATGGGTAATTGGATAAATAGCGAATATATTACTATAGACGAAATAAATAGTTTTAAAAACGAAATAGAAAGCATAGATTTTTACGATTCTAACTCCAAAAATTGGGGAGACTCCGTTAAAAACGCGTTGGTATATATAAAAAAAATAAACCCTATATAAGAAAAGAAAATGTACAGATTAGGTTTTACTGAATCAACATTATTATTCTTTTATTATTTAGACATATTCTATGAGAGAAAATTAAATAATATATACTGCCATCAGCAAGCCGATTTATTTAAATGGTTATATTCAACTAGCGGATTTTATGATAAAAACGTGACCATCTATGATTATGAATCAATATTAACATCTAATGTTTATAACGCATATTTTTCAAAAGTATTAGATAGCGTTAAACAATATAAGGGCCATGTTACCTTTTATTTTCATAGACTAGATAATAGGTTAACCGGACATTTTAATAATTTTTTTACATATATCAATAAGGAATATAATCTTATTGAACGCGATAACCCAAAATATATAAATAGAGAATTAGTTTATAACTTTATAAGTAATAAAAAAGTAACCATAATAAACAATCTTGGGAAACTAATGATACAGCAGTTTTATAGTGGAAATTTACAGTTAATTTATAACGACTTGCCT